GATCTTGTAAGTTTGAAGGAGCAGCAGCATCAATTTCATTAACTGCTCTCAGTCTTGTTCTAACACCTTGGAAAAAGTGAGCATGACCGTGAAGTCCACTATCAGGAACACTTTCAGTATCGGTAACTTTACCTGCCTGAGTACCAACTGTCCAAGATGGTTTACCTTTCAATTCAATTGTTTGAGATGGAACAATAAATGTTCCAGAATATGTCAATTGGATTGATGTTCCTAGAGTTGCTGTTGCTTCAATACCAATACCAGATCTGCTAATCTCATTACCTGCTTGATTTTCTACACGAATAGATTTATATTGACCTGCATCAGGTCCATCAACTGGTTTGGGATACTTAGATCCTAAATCTGGCACGACAAACTGATTATCGGTTAAAGTTTGTAATGGTTCTCCATCAAGATCTCTCCTTACAAACTTTCCACTAGTTCCAACTCCACAAATTGCTGCTAGTTGTGGATAGTCAACAACATTATATACTGTGCCATCACATCTTAGATATCCAGATGGCAATTTATCTTTATTATCATTACTATTGATATCTGGATTTATCTGCACTGGCCAGATAATTATTTGACCAGTCAGATTACCATATTTTGCTCTTTCGGATGCGTAAACTCTGGTCATCAGAATGCCTTAATTAAATATACGATATTCATTGACGCTTGGTCAGTATTCACAATAATATTTAGAGCGTCATTAAGATTATCTGGACTTACATCCCCAATACTAATATCATTTAGAGGGAATGTTGCTGGTGGATTTAGTGATCCACGAGACATTGCAATATCAAATGATCCATGGTTATGTGATGTAAATGATGAGTCATTCGGATTGTTTGTACCGAAGTTGCTTAGTGAAGTTGGCCAAGTACCCTCTCTAAATTTAACCGTGGTGTTTGTGTTTGCACCAATTGTTGGGAATGCAATAGAAATTTTATAAACATAGTTAGAGTCATCCGTTCCAGAATCTCTCTCAATTGATGTAATATAAGTTCCCTTTGCAAATACATCACCATCAATTAGCATCCATGGGTGAATCTTATCATATTGATACCATGTAACAATATTGGGTGCTGCTCCAGATGTCATTGTATTTTTAATATTTGTTCCTGCAGGAAGATTAAACTCGGTAACACCCTGAGCAATGTTAACTCCAGTAACCTCAAATGTATTTGCTGGGTTTTCTGGGTTATCAATAACATTCAAATATGTTCCCTTACTATGACCATAAAAATTTCTTCTGTTACCAAACAAAGTTGGTTTAGGGAATAATCCTGTCCAAGAATAATTTGCGTGAGTTTTTACAGGATCATATGGAAACTGACCCGTATACTGTGTTCCTGCAAAGTTTACTGACTGACTAGCTGCTTGTGGACTATTTCTAGTTGGTGTTCCATCATGCCAATCTGGTGCTGGAACTTGAGACCAATAATCTTTTCCAGAGTCATTAACAAAGTCATGAAATCTATCACAAACAGGTAGAGTATGTTCATAAGTATTATCACCATAGAATGCCATCAGTGTTCTACCCTGCTGCCAAGATGGTGCTTGTGAGTCACTAGGTAAAAGAGCACAAGTGTGATTTGTTGAAGCGATAAGACTACAGTTAGGGTGTGTTGTATTTCCACTAACCTCAACGTTTGTAGACGAAAAAATCTGCGGACCGTAAAAGTTTGCTTGTGCTGATGGGAATGTACCTGGGTGTGAGTGTCCAGGAGTATGGTTAATACCCAACTTTCTATTCAATGTAGTAATTGATGCAGTAAAATCTGGATCCGTGATACTCATATTGGTAAATTTACCAGATAAATTTGTACCAACAGGAAGAACAAAATCAATATCTGCGTTTGCAGAATACACTGTTTTAATTACAGCAGTAGTACCAAATCCAGTGATAAGATCTGATAACTTTGTACCATCAGCATCAAATACAGTATTCAATACATCACCCTGACCCATTTGATATGTTGAATCAGACAGATACTCTGGTTCTAAGTCCATCATAGCTCTATTAGAGATATCTGGTAGAACAAATTTATCTGTTGCATTATAATTTGGAAACTCACCAGTGATGGTGCCACCATAAGTGGTGCCCAATTCAGATGCTAGAACTGGATAATCAGTAGCATCAACCTCACTGCCATCACAAACTCTCCATCCTCTAGGAACGTTGTCAGCTGAGAAACCTTCAAATCCGTTCCCGCCCCATGGCATGATGGTGCCAATACGGGCGGTTTTCATTGTCTTGATAGAATTGTAGTATTGAGCCATGTGTTATCAGAGTTCTGTTAACCACCATCCACGTAGATTGGATGGAATAGAAGTTGCATTTGGATCACCAGCAGCATCAGTAGGTCCAACGTAAATTAGTCCGAAAGATGCGTTTCTGGTTTGAACAATCATTTCTCCACTATCCCAAGCAGTAGTGAGTGAACCTGTTCCTGCTGCGATCTTACTACCAGAAATATCTCCCTGAATAGCGACCGCCTGGTTGCTGACTTTAAGTGCTCTAAGAACAAGACTTGCGTTATAAGTTAGATTTCCGCTAACTTCAACAAATCTAATCATGTCACCAGTTTCAGCATAATCTGGTAGATATAGAACCATATTGGTTCCTGCTGGGTTGTTGAGTAGATAGTTGTTATTTGGTTGTAGTGGGTTAGTCTGAGTCTGTCCAAGTCCAGTTAGAGATTGCTCAACATATGTGTATCTGCGTCCACCGTTTCTAGTGAAGTAACGACTAATACCAAATGCATCAATTGAACAATCCTGATAGATCTTAAAGTCTCTAGGACCAACAGTTCCACCAGTTCCTGCTCCTCCCATGTTGTCAATATGGAGGACAGCAAGGTCAGCGTCACCAACATCTGTAGTAACAACCTTACCTTTAATGTAAAGTTGCTCACCCATGTTGACGTTTCCTTGCTCATTAAAGACACGGAATACATCATCATTAGTGCATACACCGTTCGCCTCGCAAGTATCAGTCTGAACTCTAAGGTCATCTAGGAATGTACCACCACCCTTAATCCAGAGACCGTTCTTACCAGTCTTAGGATCAAGAACTGCACCGTCAGCAGGGTGATCATCATCGTTGGAGATGTTGAATAGTAGTGTCTCACCATCAGAACCCCAGATTCTAAATTCACCACTGTAGATGTTAACTTCATCAAAGATGGTAGTTGAACCACCACCGAAGAAGTTAGTGAGTTCTCCAGTAACTGCTTGTGCAGCAGACTGTGTACCCTTAGCAATACGGACACCATAAGAGGAGTTGTTGCCATCAATAGAATCTGCCCAGAACCATTCTTGTGAATTGCCTGTTACGATTCTCAAGAAGTGTGAGGTATCAAGTTTGTTACCGACAAGTCTAGAATCTTTCAGTCTTAGGCGAATCTTGTTAGCATTTGTGTTTGGAGCTTCAACAGCAGTTCTGCCAGTAGCAGGGATATCATCAATCAGAGTTGTTGTATATCCATACTTTCTAAGTTTAATTACTGTTGCACCAGCGGACCAGTTTTGCTTACCAGATCCCTCAGCACCTCTACCACCATTTGGATATTGAGATGCAGGATACTCAGCGTTATAGATTGTTGGTAGATAATCCTGACCGCTGCTCTCATATGGATCATCAGTCAACAGAATAATCTCTGCCTGAGTAGTTGAGTAGATCAGAACTAGATCACCCTTCTGGAATGCAGTCTTGTCATCAATTGGAATATTCCAATCGTCAAGAGTGAATCCAACAGAAACTTGGGAGATAGGACCATTAACAGCGTTAAGTGTCTGCTTATCAAATCTATAACCATGAACAACACTTGTTCCCTTGGTATGTGCAATTGGTGTTCCGCTCCAGTATCCACCGATAGCGAAGACTGTACCAACAGTGCTACCAACAGACATGTCACCATTACACATGTTGACATCCCAGACTGGTCCTTCATCATTCTTGATAGTTAACTTATCATCAAGAGAAGGATCAGGACTTGGATATTCTCCTGTAGTTCCACCACAAGAACCCTGAAGACTTAGAGTTCCATTGATAATTGTTGTGTTGGAGTTGATGATCGTATCACCAGTTACAGAGTTGATCTCAAATACGGTGGTTTCGCTGCCAGTGTCACAACCATTCTTGACTGCGAACTTCTTAGCAACTTGATCAAGAACAGTATCAATCTTGAATACCTCACCTTGATCATCAACACCGTCACCAGCAGGAGTACCGTCTTCTCTATCAATGATCAAGTAGTCATTGATATCAAGAGATCCACCAAACTGTGATAGATAAACATTTTCTTTCTCTGCACTAGTTCCAGTGCCATCAATTAGTTGTGTTGTCCATGTAGCGTTAAACTGTACGGTACACTTGTAAATTGCAGAAGTATCAGTGTGATCTGATCTAATAGCAGTAAATGTACCAAATGGTTGTCTTTCAACTACAAGGTAGTAAGGAGCAGTGCTGATTCTTGGTAGTGAAACAACTTTCAAGAACTCAGCGTGTCTTGATCCAGTTTCAGGAGTATCAAGAAGAAGAATATCATTCTCATTGAAATACTGATCACCATTTGAATCATATGGACTGTTCTTAAGTGGCAAGTAGTATTGCTTACCAGTTAGAGCAGGAAGAACTGTTGGTTCAACAGTTCCAGGGATCTGTGTGATTTCTTCTTGGTAATCAGTGCTACCCCATTCTCCAGAACCAGCGGTATCAAGAGCGTTGTATACATCACTGGTTGTAGCAACTCTGAGAACATCAATAATATCAACGTTAGAATTAAAGATGTTGTTACCAAGTTCTCCAGTAGCATGTTGGAATGCAGGTGAACCCATTTGTGCTCTGAAAGCAGTGAATGAGTAAGAAGCAAATCCACCACAAAGAGTGATATCAGAATTAACTCTGAGAGTAGAATCAACAATTAAGTTGTTTCTGACTGTGGTGCTACCACCCTGACCACCAATCGTAATCGCAGAAGCATTAGTTGCAAGATCAAGAGCAGCAGTAGCACTATTTCCAGAGAAGAACTCAACACTACCAGCAGTTGAAGTCAACTTAACAGTGTCATTAAGACCTCTAAGTGTTCCCAACTGGAAGTCACCAGCAGTCTTAAACGCTTTGTTCTTAACTAGAGTATATGATAGTGATTCGTTGTTATTGTATGCACCACCAATCTCAACCTTAGAGATGTTAGTTGCTGTATCTGGTGTAGTACCAAGGAAGATGTTACTGTGTAGGCAATCTTGACCGATTCTGATGAATTGATCAGCAGTCTGATCATTTAGAACCTCTAGAGTTGTTCCCTTAGGAGCAATCTTAAGAGTGCCAGTAAATGTAGTGTCAGGTAGGAATTCAAATGTTCCAGTTGTGATGTCAGTTCTTACCTGTGCGGTATTTGTTCCACCACCACCATGAATCTCAATATCCTCTTGGAATCTAGCATCACCAGTGAATCTTGACTCACCATCAACAACCAATGCTCTGTCTAGTTCGGTATTGGTTACGTTAATACCAACACGACCGTTGTTTGTTGTAGCAACTCTGAAGGTTGCCTCATTATTTGGATTAGCACTGTCGCCACCGACGAGCAATGCATTGTCTTCTGCATCCTCAGTTCTAGCAGAGAATGCATCATGATCTAGGTAATCAGCAATAGTCTTACCACTGATGAATGCTGTACCAACAACGTCAAGGTTTGCACGAGGATCAGTTGCAGTATCAGTAAATGCAGTTTGATATGCATCGTGTGCAGATCTTGCAACGGTATTGATTCCGAGTCTATAATCACCGATGGTATCGGTCTCGGTTCTGAGTGCCTCAGCACCAAGAACACCAACTTCTTTCCATGCAGAGTTAGAGAACTCTAGGGAAACACCAGCGCCGATTGCAACTTCAGTTGCCCAAAGTCTTGGGTTTTCATTGTTAACATTACCTCTGTTCTCAATGATTGCAATCTGACAAGAAGTTGCAGTCTTAGAGAATCCAGAAGCAATAATCTGCCAGAGACCGTTGAATGCGTTATCACTGAAGTTAGTAATTCTAATCTGCGAACCAGATGTAACACCAATCTGTTCGTTGGATAGGTTGTTACCCCAGTTAATGGTGATAACAGTGCTTCCATTCATCGTGAAGTTGAGAATGTTAGCAGAAGGAACTGTCTGGAAGAAAGATGCATAGATCCATCCAAGAGATCCTGTTCTACCTACTTGTGAACCCTTGAGGAGAATGTCACCAGAAAGTGGAACATTCGTTCCATATAGAACGTTCTGAGAAGCATTCAACGCGGTTCCTAGTCCAGTACCATATAGAGGGGACTGGTTAGGAGTGATGTTAGATCCAACACTACCTACAGCGTGGTTTTGGATCTTATATCCTTGTGCAGAACCATTGGATCCACGTGGATTGAACTGGAAGATAGAAGCAGCAACTCTGTTTCTAGCAATAATAATATCACCGCTAGTGTCCTGATTGAGGAACTGCTGAGTCTTATCAAGTAGTGGATCATCACCATCGCTAGGTGATACGTTAGAGATGACTTGTAGTGCATAATCTCTAACTCTACCAAGAACATTGATAACAACTGGTGAGTTGAATGTGCTTGGGCGATCCTGTGCATCACCACCGTTAACAGTGATATACTCATTGAATGTAACAGGAGTGTCAAATGTGGTGACCAGAGTGCCGATATCTTCGGTATCATCATCGGAGTCAACCAACTGTGCAGATTCTAGGAACTCTTCCTCGCCAGTAATAGCGTCAATCTTACGGTTACCAATGTATAGGTCACCGTTAGAGTTCAGACCAGTGTAGAATACGAGACCACCGTCTTGCTTCTTAGACTGTGCATAGAAGTCTTGAGTTGGAGTGAGAACAATCTCCTGTCTAGCAGGTAGACCAGTAGAGTAGTTACCAGGACCGAAACCAAGATATTCAAACGTATGGTTACCAGCACGAGCGATAGATGGTCTACGAAGTTCAACGTAGAGTCTCTGATCTGACATTACAGTGCTGTCACCAGCAATTGGGATCTTACGATCTTCAGAACCAGAGGATGCATTACCCTTCTGTGCTCTGAGTCTGTTGTCTACAGTAGAAGAAACCTGAGTGTAAGTGTTGTCAGATAGTGCAGCCTGACTTGTGAAGTCAAGTGCCATCTCACGAGTCATTGAACCCTTGAAGTCATTGACTCTAACAAGACCGTGAGTGTAGTTATCTGCAGCAGAATATGTTGCAGGAGGATCAACCTCATTGACATCCAACTGCTTGAACCAAAGAGGATCGTTCTTGTAGTTCAGTGGATATAGTTTGCTGATTGGTTGAGAGAACTTAAAGTTACGGAAGTTACCTTGGTTACCAGCACCAGTTGGGAATGGTGAGATGTTACCACGAACAGCAGTTAGATAGTAGATACCATCTTGCTGACCGTAGATACGACGCTGGATCTCCTCAACATCAAAGATGTAGAAGGTATCATCTAGTTCACCAGTGTCAGTTACAGACTCAACGTAGTATTGGATGTTAGCATCGTCAGTGATGATATCACCAGGAGTTACAGTGTAAACTGGTGCTCCCTTCTCCTTATAATAGTATTCAGGATATTCTTTCTTGATAAGTTCCTTAATTACAAGTGACTTACCGAAATCTTGATCAGTTAGGAGATCTGCAAAGACTGCGCCTTGAGTGAATCTGGTGTTCTCAAACTGTGAGTAATTGATGTCTCCAGAAACACCCTTAATGATCATGTACCAGTCAGATGTTCCAGGTACATTCATTACTGCATGAATGTATGCATAACCAGATGAGTTACCGAACCATTCAATTCTGTTGGTAGAATTCAATGATTGAGTCTTATCAGCAACAAAGTTACCACCCTGAGGTGCAGTAATCTTGAGTGTTGTGAATGTCTCGTTTAGTAGACCTAGGTTAGTGATACCCTGGTCAAATACAGTTAGTTCTAGATACTCGTTATTATCAGATGCAGTGAAGTATCTACCAGACTGAATAGTCATGGAGACATAGTTTTCAGTCTCAATAACCTTTCTGTAGTTGGTAGTTCCTACAATGTCTCTCTTATATGGATCGTATGCGACCTCTTCGTTGAGACTATTGGAGAGGAAATCTGCCTTGGTGAAACCAATCTTCTCGTTTGCCTGTACAGGGTTGAAGAAACTTGCTTTTGTTACAGAACCAGAGACTGGCTTAAGTACAAGTTTCTGTGGGAGAAGTTTTCTAGTTTCGTCCTTACGGATCTTGATAGAGAATCCGTTGATAGGATCACGGACTGCCTGTAGATACTGAGGAATGACATAACGTAGACGATAGATACGCTCATCTGCTTCTCTTTCGTCCTTAAGTCTTTCAAACCATGCATCGTTAGTCTTATCTTGACCAGAGAGATCACTATAAGTATTCTCATGTAGTCTGGTAAGAATGTTGAAATCATACTGTGGATCACTTGGATTCTCAGAGTGATTCTCAACCTGCATGTACCACTTACCGTAAATGGTAGGTGTGGTATTTGGATTCTGGAATGTAGGATCGTATCTTACAGGAGATTCACGCTTGTCTGCGAATACAGAGAAGTCATATGTTCCAGGTTGGAATGTAATTGGGTTAACATCCGATTGAGCATCTGCCTTTGTAGCGTGGATTGTGAATACTTTCTCGTTCTGATATCTTGCCCAGAAGAACTTATCTCCTCTGATTCTACCGTTACCATCAGCGACGTTAGGATCTGCAGCATATGCAGCACCAACTAGAGGAACATCTCCACCTTCATTTGCTCTGAAGAATACCTGATGTCCAGGAGTGTTAGCAAATGGTACATCAAAGATGTGTGGAACATCGGTACGAATACCAGAGTTAACAGCAGTATCAAGTACACAAGAATACTGATGTAGATCGTAGTTTGAATCAAGAACAAAGTTGTAGATATCAATTTCAATATCTGCATCAATTGCCTCTACTTCAGCAGAGTGGATGTAGATACCAGCAGCAGCATTTTCCTTGCTGCTTGCAAGCATAATCTTAGTTTGATCAGTACCATCAAATGCACCAACACTAGAGTAATCTTCTGGTTTTGTAGTTCTACCAGGAGCGATTACATAATACTTCTCATTGGTTTCAAAACCATTTGGTAGTCTTACCTTTCTCTTGTCTACATCAACGTAGGTATTAGTTACGCTATCGTAACGAGGACGTGGTACAAGGCGTACAGGAGTTCCAGTCTCTAGTTCATGTGGATTTGCACCAGAACCAGTTCTTAGAGTCCATACAGTTGCTCTAGATGCGAGTTGTGTGGTAAGTTGAGTTGGTTCATTTCTTGGAACAGTGTTGAGACCAGTCTGAATAATAGTGCTGATGTTAGCAAAATACTGACGAATTGTATTTGCTTGGTCTGCACACTCAGGATAAGTTGTATGCTGAGTAATTGTCTCGTCTGTAGTTGGATTAAACTCACTGGTGTAAGTACCAGCAGTCATCGTGAAGTACAGATATGAATTGGTGCTGTTTGCGTTAGCATTAACAGATGGACCGAATGCAAGTCCTAGTGGAGATTCGGTTCTATCAATAGACTCTAGATAACCTGGGTTAGAAAGAGTATCAGTTACAATCTGGAATAGTGAAGTAATTGCACTAGCAACATTCTGACAGGAACCATTAGAAAGAGTTCTGTTGATGCTGCTCAGCGAAGTAGGTGTAGTAACTGCGTTTTGAACAATATCAAATAGAGTGTTGATAGTTGTTCTAACGTCTTCACAAGATCCAGTAGATACAGTCTTAGTAACACTTGCGAGAGAAGCAGGAGTTGTAACTGCATTGGTTGCAATAGCAGCAAGTGTAGTGATGGTAGATCTTACATCCTCACAGGATCCAGCAGAAGCAGTTCTTGTAACACCAGCAAGTGATGTTGGAGTAGTGATAGCAGTGGTTGCAATTGCGGAAAGAGTTGTAATAGTAGATCTTACATCTTCACAAGGACCAGCAGCAAATGTACGAGTAACACCGTACAATGAAGTTCCATTTAGAATGGTGTCAGTTAGGATCTGTACAAGAGATGTGATCGTTGCTGCCTGCTGTGGGCAGTAAGGATTGTTTGTATCAGTGGTGATGGTGTTATCAAACGTCTGAGTTAGAGTAGTATGTCCACCGACAGTTACTGCCTCATTTCTCATGACTTCAATCATGATGTCACGAGCTTGATTGAATGCATAGATGGTCTCAGTTTCTTCACCAGCAACATGAGCACCAGTTGCATAAAGATTAGCAGCATCCCATACTCTCTCGTTACCACCGAATGCTAGGTTGTATGCAACAACTCCAATCATGTCCTTGATATCATCAAGGCAATCATTATTGTTTCCAGTAGGAACATTGAAACCTGGGAAGTTTGCAAGCATTCTACCCAGAGCAATCTCAGCGATAAAGTCTCTGTTAGAAGTGATTAGATTCTTAGCATCTGCAGACTTATTATTAACAGGAGTACCCTCATTAACAGTGATTGTGGTATCCTTTGTCTGAGTCAATCCATGAGATCCAACAACTAGAACGTCTTCGTTTCTCATGATCTGAATCATGATGTCACGAGCAAAGTTGAGAGCTTCAACAGTCTCGGTTTCTTCTCCTGCTACGTGAGCACCAGTAACATAGAGATTGGACATATCCCAAACTCTGTCGTTACCACCAAATGCAGTGTTGTATGCAACTTCAGTTGCGAAGTCTGCAATGTCATCCTTACAATCCTGAGGATTACCAGTTGGTACGTTGAATCCAGGATTCTTAGCAATCATTCTTGCGTATGCTTCCTCAGCGATGAACTGAGTATTAGCATTGATTAGATTGCGAGCGTCTCCACCACGATCAGTTACAGGATCAGGAGCATTGTAAGTAATAGTATTATCAAATGTCTGGGTAAATCCATGACGGAACTGAGATCCAGTCTTTGTAACACTTGCAAGTGATGTTGGAGTAGTGATTCCATTTGTTACAATAGAAACCAAAGTAGTCAAGGAAGATCTAACATCTTCACACGAACCTGCAGATAGG